TTCTATAATCTCATTAGCATCATCATAATCGCCAATTTCTTTATCTAGATTGGCAATCTTTTCTTTATTGGCATTTATATTGGCATTACCACGATTCTCAAGTTCTTCAATAAAGTTTTTTTGCATTCCAACTTTATCGGATAAAGATTCTTTTTTAAGATTGAGAGTTTTAATCTCATCTCTGGTTAACTTAATTCTATCTTTGATAATAGAATTCATAGAAGAAAACACTTTAATATCAAGAAGGTCTTCAATAACCTCTCTTCTATTTGCTGCCGACAACTGCATAAAAGGAACAAAAGTGCTGCTACCCAGAATTACAATCTGAGTAAAAGACTTGTAGTTCATTTTAATTACACTTTGTTCAAACCACTTCTGTTGGTCCAAAGATGCTGCTGCCTGGTCAAGCAACTTATCGTCTCTCCAAATATCAAATACATTAGGTTTTATTCCCCTAATAATTTTCCATTCAGTTTTGCCAATAGTAAACTCAACTTCAACTACACATTCCTTTTCGTTTACAGAGTTTTTTAGTTGAGGTTTATTAATTTTCCTAAAAGGTTTTCCGAAAAGGGAGAATGTAAGTGCGTCAAGAATTGTAGATTTACCAGATCCATTGTTTCCTATAATAAGATTAGTTCCACTTCCTTGAAGATTTACTTCATTAAAACTATTTCCTGTACTTAAAAAATTACGCCAACGAATCTTTTTGAAAGTTATCATTATCTTCAGGTGGAATTACAATATCATCTGGGGTTATTATAGTGTAGAGATATCCATACATCTCGCAAGTTTTTAAAATCAAATTATTTTCCATTTCTATCACATGTATCTCTGGATATCCAGATCCTTCAAGAAGAATAGCAAATCTTGTCGCATCATCTTCTTCCTCAAAGATATAGAGTATCTTATCACCATCTTCATCAGTTACTGAATATGCTCCTTCATCTTCTCTTCCAGATATAGTTAAAATAAACATGTTAAACCATTTCGCAAGACTCCTGATAGATTTCTTTAAGAATATTCTTTATTTTATTTCTATCAAGATTTATTTCTGAATCGTCAACATATTTATTGAGAATAGTCAAAGTGTCTTCTGACTCATCCAACTCACAATCATTAGATTCTAAAATGTCAAAGGTCTCAACAATTTTAAGTTCATTTATGTTTGAAGAATATAATTTATCAATAAACTTATCAAACTTTTTAGGATCATCTTTTTTCCTAACAATTACCTTTACTACTTTATTTTCATACTCTCTTGTATCAAAAGTTTGGTAGTTGCTATTGTCATAATAAATGTTATAGAATAAACGGTTTGGATTGTTTATGTGAATATGCTCTAAAGTTTCAGTATCAAAAATAGTAAAACCTCTTTCGTCCTTCACATCACTCCAAAACATTTCATAAGGATTTCCTAGGTAGAATACTTTTCCGTCAGTCGATCTAGTGTGATAGTGACCGCTGAAGACCTTGGAGAACTTCGCAAATAACTTGCTTTCCAAACCATGCTCCATGACGATTTGTTTATTAACTCTAAATCCTGCGAGTTCAAGGTGCCCCATCGCACACTTGCTAGTTGTCTTTTCAATAAGTTTAAAAGTTGTTTCCTCATTTTCTTGATTAATCCAGGGTAAAAGTAGAATATCTAAACCACCAATATTAATTTCTGTTGGTTCACTATAAGTTTTAATGTTCTCATATTCTTTGAGCAAAAGATCTGGGGAGTTAATTCTGTTGCTATTTTTTAGCGCACAGTCATGATTCCCAGTAATTAAAGTTACATCATACTTAGACAGAGGTTCTAATACAACTCTCTTTGTCCATTCTAGACCAGAAAGATCAATAGATTTCCTAGAATCAAATGCGTCACCCATATGAATAACAGTAGTAATCCCGTACTGTTCCAGCGTCGGGAAAAACACGTTTTTATAGAATAACTCAAAATAATCTTGGAATACCTTAGAAGACTTTCTAGCGCACCAATGGGTATCAGTAATGATTGCAACCTTCATTAACTTCTCAATTTGCTATGAACATTATCCTTAATTTGATTATAGTCGGAATAGTTCTCTCCGTCAATCATGCTACCTTCAAAGACTTCACTATAACCACTCTTTTCTAAAATCTTATTCTTAATTTCAATCTGCTTCTTTTCCTTTTGGATTCTTCTCAAAAATGCGTAGTGAATAATTTGAGTAAAGTATGCAAAAGGGTTCTGAGATTTTTCTGGGTTGAAGTTATGAATATACTGAACACAGTTCTCAATACCGTCACAAATCATATCATCCTTAAACATATAGTTTACAAAGTTTGGTTTGAATGATAAGTGAGTTGCAATCTTTAAAAAGCAATCTCCAATATAATTTGGAATTGGTGGTTTAGTATCCCATCTAGTTCCTCTGTCATCCTTAGTGGGTTCTCTTCCATATTTCTTTATATAACTCACCTCAACATCATTACGGTAGTCAATTAAAGCCGAAAGAAACTCTTTATTATTCACATAGTGAATGGATCTTTTTCTTTTTGTCATTACATTTGTGGTAATCATTTATCTATCTATCATCGTATAAACATAATACCACCTTATTAAATATTTGGCAAGTTGACAAGTATTCAAATTGGCAGTAGAATATCTTTGTCAGGGTTGAAAGGAACATTAAGGCTTTAAGATACTAAGAGTTATTTCTAAATATCTTTTCTAACATCTCTTTAGCTTCACTAATAGATCCTATATATCCCATCTTACGATTGATCTTAGATTCTACATTCTTAGTCTTTGTTGTTTGTCTAACATAAGATTTATAAGTCATAATCATTTCTAAGTTATCAGTTTCAGATATTGTGATTATGTCATCAAGAGATATAATAAAAGTATCATCACTTGCAGTCTTTAACCAAGGTTCTACTTTAAATCCAACTGATTTATTTCTTTCCTTAATTTCAGTTATAATTAATGGATGAAGAAGAATCAAAAAAATACTATCTTCATCACATACTGATACCTTAGTAAAAACCTCTTCTCCATTTTTAAATTTTATCGTTGCATAAAATTCTTCTTCTATCATTACTACTTTAAATTGATTGGTATTATTTCGTAATTAAAATTTTCTTCGTTATATGTTTTAATTCTTTCTATAAAATGGTTGAGGGTATAATTTTTAAATGACTTAAATGTCAAATCGTCTGCTACGTCATATAAGACTGCCTTATTTTTATTTTTTGACTTTCTTAGAACTCTTCCAATACTTTGCAGATTTCTAATCCTAGATTTACTTGGAGATGAAAAAATTACATTATGTAGATTTTTTATATTTACACCTGTACTCATCGTTCCATAAGAAGCAACAATCACAGCATTATTTTCTCTTTCAGTTATTTCTCTTACTTTTTCCCTTTCGTCTACACCAACTCCACCATGAATAAAGAAAACTTTTCTGTTTCCTGCATTATTATTTATCATATCGTATAGGATCTTGCCATGAGTTTCTACTCTTGAAAAAAGAACCAGGGTATTTCCCTTCAGATCCAAAACTAGATTCTTAATAAATTTATTTCTTCCTTCATTTCCAATTAAATATTGAACTTCATCTTCATAAGTTTCAAACTTTCTACTTCCATGCTTTAATAATAGACAAAAGATATCAAGAGTTGATATAATACCTTTCTCCATCAATTCAGATGTTCTAGTAACTTTATATGAAGGCCCAAACAATCCCTCAAGAACCCATTTATGAGTTTGAGTTCCATCAAGTGTTCCAGTAAATCCAAAACGATATTTTGTATTATGCAACTTAGACATAATATTAATTAGCGACTTACTTTTAAAAAGATGCGCCTCGTCACCAATTACAACATCATAATTTTCAAAGAATGAACGGTCTAACTTGTAAATGGATTGCCAAGTTGTCACAGTAACTGGATGATTATTTTCCTTTTCTCTTCCTGCATAAATTTTATAACAATAGTTATCAGCATCCCACCCATAATCATTAAAATCATTTACCATTTGCTCTACAAGACTTGTTGTTGGAACAACAATCAAAGTTCTTAGTTCCTTTGCCTCAAAATATCTGACAATAGAATAAATCATCAAAGACTTACCTGATGCAGTTGGACTGATCAGCAATTTTCTATTATATCTCAGAGCATCATATACACATTCAATCTGATAACTTCTTGGTGCAAATGAGCATATGGAATTCATATAATCCTTAACACCTTCTAAGGATATATGTTCATTAATCTCAAATGGGAGACCATAATACTTATTGTTTACAAATTCGTAAGTATAATTATGCAGTTTAATTTTTTCTATAACTTTGTCTAGGAGACCAACATAGATCTCTCCTGTATGTACAGACAGTAGTCTAATAGTTCCATCCCAATGCTTATTTCTTCTCTGTGGCATGAATTTTGCATTAGGAACCTCAAAAGTAAAATACTCTTGCAGTTCATACAAAATATGAGGTTCACATTCTAACTTGATGTAAACCTCATTCTTCTTATAAATTTTAATATCAGTCACATGTGTTCATGTTGCTACAACTATATATCACCCCAATCCAGACTGAAATCTCATATACTCCAATGAATTCTTAATCTGATAACTTCTATTCTCAATCATTTTTATGATTCCTTCAAGATATTGTAATATGACATTATAATATTCTATCTTCATTGATATATTGGAAATAGAATTGTCTCCTTCAATATATTTTTGTATTGTTTCTTTATCTCTAATCTTATATGGAAATGGATCCTCTGCATATACTTCTGCTGGGGATTTTCCTGTATAATATTTATACCTATCTAAATTTATTTCCTTTCTTGTTTGCTCTGATTTTTTTCTTAAAAGAAAAGTTTTGTTATAAAGATCATGATATTTTGCATGAAGAATGGGAATTTTTAAAGATTCTAAGTGAAGATTGTCAATATCTATTTTGGAATCTCTTTCCCACATTTCTTGTAAAGAATCCAAATCAATGGTCATAGTCTATTTCCTTTCATATCAGTTATATAGTATACAGTATACTTGAAGGATACTTCTGCTGTAAAGTATTCTATGTCCGTTTCCTGAGCATTAAAATCCAAAGAACTCAATGCATAAGGAAACATGTCTTCAAAGATAATTTTAAATTGTGGATTATAATTGCTGTTTAAAACTACAAGAGATCCATCTGAATAGATGTTCATCATCTTTGAGTTTCGATTGTCAATGGTTGGAGGTTCATTTTGCAAATCAAATATTTCTTTTAATGATTCTGGATATCCCAATCCACGAATCCATTTTTGAATCTGCATATAGTTTTCCAAATTCTCATCAACCAAAAATCTCAATCTAAAATCATCAAATTCTATTTTGTCTCCGGGAATATCTAAGTCTTTTAGATATGAAGGTTGGTTGGCAGTTCCTAATGTAATTCCTGGAATTCCTGCTTCGTTGGAGAAAAAAGTAACTTTTGGTACTCTGTTTAAAACAAATTTAAAACCTCCAGTAGATAAGAAGTTTCTATTTGTTATTTGATTACTTAGAGCATTACCTAAATTTGCCATTTTTTAAATATTTAGATAAAAAAAGGGGTCCTAAATGGACCCCCCAGAAAACTCTGTGAAATTAAATCACATGAGGTTCTTAACAAGAACTCTTCTGTAGTAGCGGTTCTGACCAACAAGAATTCCGTTGTCAGCAACAAGACCTGAAGCAGCACCCGTGTTTGCGAATGGGTTGTGAACCATTCCATAACGGGTCTTAAAGCCAATCTTAGGCTGGAAGGTGTTCTCACCAACGGCGCGAACCATCTGGAGTGGAACATATGGGCAATAGAAGATGCCTGCATCATAAGGTGAAGAACCCTTATAACCAACAACGTAATACTGAGTATCTGATACGTTTGCTGAATATGGATCGATATAAACTCTCCATTTGCCCATCAGAACACCTGCGAAGGTGTTGCCGGTGTCATCGACATTCAGGTTAGCGTTCAGAGCAGGGGTGTAGTCAAGTACACCTGCCATTGACAGTGCCGAAGCAACGTCAGCAGAACACATGATTACGTTGCCCTTTCCTCTACGAGTACGCTGTGCAATTGCGTTAGCGTCGCGCTCGATTTGGAACAGGAGACCCTTGAACTTCTCAACTGACCAACGACCATTTGAGTCAACGTCAAGGTCGAAAGTACCAGTGCTTGCTACGTTAGTTTGTGCGCCAGTTTCAGCAGCCTTATAAATGGTGCGGATAACTTCGCGGTTAATTTCAGCAAGAATCTCAGCTGACAAAATGTTAGCGAGTTCTGCTTCTGCGTTCAGACCGTGAATTGCCTTCAGGTCCTGAGCGAGTTCGAGTGAATACTCGGCCTTCAGAGCGCGTGAACGTGCAGTAACGGTGACTTTCTCGATCGAGAATGCCATCTCGTTGAACGCAAGACCAGTGTCTCCGTCTCCAAGTTTCTCAGAGGCATCGGTCTGCATTCCACCACCAGTGGTGTATGCACTCTGACCAGTGGTGTTCAGAACAGCTGGATTGGTTCCGGTTGGGTTGGTTGTACCAATACCAGTTGCAGTCTGAGTCTCTCTGGCACCAGAGAATCCAGTATCTGCTTCGTCGAACAGTGCTTCAGCACCTGACTGGTTGGTATAGCGTGAACGCATCGCGAAGATCAGTCCAGTAGGACCAGTCATTGGCTGAACGCCTGCCAGGTCATAAGCGACCAGGTTAGGCATTGAACGTCTGATCAGCGAGATCAGAACGGGATCGAAACCAGCAACTGATTGATCTCCACCACTTTGATAACCTGCGTTACCAACGCTATTGGTAGGACCTTCAGTCAAGAATGAACCAGACTGGTTAAAATCCTGTTGCTCTCTTAAAAATCTTTCTTGGTTCTCGAGCAGGGTAGCGGTTACAGCTCTCTTGTGTGAATCTTTGATTGCATCAAGACCCTCATAATTGAGGAGAGGTGCCCACTTTTCCTGCAGATGCTCGGATTGGAACATTTGCTTTTACCTTTATAAGTGTTTGTTTTGGGGTTTGAATTATATTAAATTCAATTATTTGCTAAACTTTGAAAGTGTCTTCAAATAGTTAGACATTGCATTAGAAATATTTTCTGGTGCGCTGTCTACTCCTTCAGACAGAGTTTCGGTTTTAGCTGATGAAGTTGCTTTCTTTGAGGGGAAATATGACTCCCTCAGCATCTCCAGTTTTTCACGATATTCTTCTTCACTTTCAAACTCAACACTTTCGGAAAGTGAAGCGAGCTTGTCTTTCTGAGAAAATGCAAGACCCTCAGAAATTTCGTCAAAGATTCCGTTAGCAACCGACTCTGCGAGACGCTTGTTTAAGGAAACGTTCTTTTCAATTTGCTCGTTGAGTTTTGTTTCCATTTCATCAAGTTTTTCTACCATGCTATTAAGCACATCATATTTATCTTCAGGGATTGTTACATAATGATCTTCAAAAAGTCCTTTCAGACCAGTCATGAAGGATTCGGATAACTCTTCCTTCAGACCTGCCTGAACTGCCAAATTATTTTCTACGAACCATTCTTCTGCTACATACTCTAAGTATGAATCGACTCTATCAGCAAGTGCTTCTTTAATCTCTTCTACTTCTTCAATCAGTTTTTGCTCGTATTGTACTTCGAAAGATTCTTTGATCTCATTAACTTTTGATCTCAGTGCAGCTTCGAATACTACCTTTGCTTTCTCTTGGAATTCTTCGGAGAGTTCTTCACCTTCTAAGAGTGCATTAACATCTTCTTCGATTTCGAATTCTTCTTCTTCAAAAGACGAAGAAGATTCTTCAGTTACTTCCTCTTCTTCCAGTTCTGCTGATGTCTCTTCTACAGACTCATCCTCATAAATTTCTTCTGTGGACTCATCTACGATTTCCTCTTCAATTACTTCTTCAGCATCCAGATCCTCATCTTCCTTAACTGCGCCAGCAGGAAGTTTTTGCATTCCATCAGCAGCACCTGCTGACTTATTTACAACATCTCTAACTTGCTTGAGTGTTGCGCCTGGAGTCTTCAGCATTGCTGAATTATCATCAGGCTTATAGTTTTCTGGGGTAGGACCGCCAAGATCTTCCCAATTACCAGTTTGACCAGCAACCGCACCAGAATCCAACTTTTGAATTGGATCGCCTGATTTTGCGCCAGAATTGACGGCGGTTGTGGATTGCTTAGTGCCTACTTCCATTTCTTGTAAATCTCCACGAGACATTTGAACTCTCCGATTAACCTCTATTTTTAATCTATATTTATTTATAAAATTACAAACTTGCTAAAAAGTCTTGGAACAGTTGGATTTTGTGCTCCTCAAGTGCTTTTTTATCGACGAGAGTATTTATTCTCTTTTGAGTTTGTTCTGCAAATTTTTCACGAAGGATTCCGCCTTCCCATACCCACTCTTTTCCTTCCATAATTCCCTGAACAAATGCGTCAGGTGCTGATGGATCAGCAACAATATCAGCAGCAGTTGCTAACATAAAATCTTCACCAACTTGACTGTAACCTTCTTTGGTTGGTCTTAATGAACCAATACCACGAGAAGAAACTCCAAGACAAACACCTTCCTTCAGAAGTGATTCTGCAATCTTACCCATTGGGGTTGAAAGAATCTGTGCCTTTCCGATAAAGTTGTTACCTTTTTGCTCAAGTGCAACAATCTTATGAGAAACTCTATCAAGGTTTACTGTTGGACCATCTGGGTGTCCAAGTTCCCCAAGAGCACGACCCTTATTGACATACTGCTCAGTATATCTCTTTACTTCTCTCTCCATAATGGACATAGGATACATACGTCCATTTCTGTTTACGCACTCTGCTTGAAGGAAAGGTCCTTTGATATACAGTTTTGCTGATTTTCCAGCACCTTCTGTAATAACCTCTACCTTTTCGATCTCCTCTCTAATAAGTTTCATTTTTTTATTGGTTCTTTAACTTTATTTATTATTTAAAGGATGACAGGACTATTGTTCTTATCATGTCTTTGATAAGGATCGACAGGAACCGCAGTATTTATTCCTGATACTGGATCATATCTATATCTTTGATATGATGCTGGAGTTCTTGTACCAATTCCTGCGGGACTATTGTACTCATAAGCAATATAGTCGCCATTAAAATCGTAATGTGTTATAGTAGACCAACCTTCTAAATTTGAAAAGGTAGTTACTGCGATGGAAATTGGTTGAGGAGAAACGACCTGATTGTTAGTATCGTGTCTGGTATATCCTGCTGGCATTTAACTACTCTTCTCCAACTTGATTGTCATCAAACATAGAATTTGCAACAGCAGGTCTTACTGCATCAATTTTATCAACAGATTTTGCATAAAGAATTTCTTTAATCTTATCGCTCACTTGAGAAGGACTCTCATCAGCAATAATCATATTTAATAAATCATCCATAAAATTTTAAGATAATACTGACTTTATTTATTAGATTTCTCCACCCTTAGGTGCTTCTACTACTTTTGCATCAGATTCTAAATCTGGTTCCATTATTGGTTGACCCAAATCCATAGACGGATCCATTGGCATACCAGTTTGTGGATCAACTGGAGCATTAGGATCTGGAACAATTCCTTCCTCAATCTCCTTCTTCATAATCTTATCTTGTTCAATAATTTCTTCATCAGTTTGACGAAGAATTTTTCTTCTTACATAATCTTGAGAATAATATTTACCAATATAAGGTTCTGCAGTAACCGCAAGATTTAACCTTTCATTCATAAGTTCAGCATCTTTCAGTTCAGAGAAATGATTATCATAAAGAAAATCATACTGAATATGCTGTGCCATCTCTTCCCAATCTTCTGGGGCGATTACATTCTTCAAAATCAATTGAGTCTTGAGAATGTCGCTAAACATATTTGAGAATCTCTTTCTCAGACGACCAACAAACTTAGTGAACTTAAGTTCGTCTCTCAGGATTTCAGAAGAACGACCAAGATTAAATCCACCTTCTCCATCCATTCTTGATGGTGGAACATTCAGTGAACGATATAACTTCTTCTTGAAGTATTCAATATCAGTAATCTCGCCAAGGTTTTGACCGCCAGGAAGTGTAGAAATTTCGGTTCCTCTACCACCTTCTCTTCTTGGAAGCCAGAAATCTTCAAGCATACTCATATACTTTTTATCATCACGAATTTCTCCAGTGTTAGCATCATATACAAGTTTGTTACGATAACGCATCATAACATCGCGAAGATATTGTTCTGCCTTTACCTTTGGAAGATTACCAACATCAATGTAGAAAATTCTACGTTCTGGTGCTCTTGATAATCTATAAATTACCAGAGAATCCTCAATCATTCTCAGTTGATTGAGTGACTTAATTGCTTTGTTTAAGTATGAAAGAGTAATTCCTTTGTTTCTGTCTACAAGACCAGAAGTGCAATATGCAATAGAATCTCTTGCAATTTTTATTCCACTATTTCCTGATGAAGATTGTTGGCCGCCAATAGGACCAACAGGATATGACATCTTTGGATTGTAGATAAAATACTCTTCAATTTCAGGAAAATCATATTCCATTGGGTTTTCCTGAATTCCTTTTGTAGCAAAAGATTTGTCTTTATCTGACTTTTTCTTTTGTCTCACATAACGCATTTTCATTGCATCAATATATCTTAATTCCTGAATTCCTTCTGATGGATTTTTGAAATCGATTACCTTATGATAATAAAGTCTACCGTCAATATACCAATTCCTATAAATCTCATGAGATTTTTTGTTAAAGTCTAAAAGATCGAGTATATAATTAAATTCATCTCTAATTTTTTTCTTTAATCCGTCAGTTGCGTTCAGATTTGACAACTCAATCTGAACTGGGACATCATTAGTATCTGAAACTATCGCTTCGTTGACAATATCTTCAATGGCACTATCAACCTCTGGGTGAAGTGCCATTTCTCTGTATCTTTTAATTAAATCAAATTCTGTCCTATAAACTCCCTCAATGTCTACATAAGAACCAAAAAAACCACTAGTCAAATAATGATCAACCCCGTCCTCATTATTTTCGGGGAC